CAGCGTCAACCTGAGCTGCATGGATACCCATGTCGTCTACAGAACGAGCAGCAGTCTGCTCCGAATCAAAGACATCATCAATACCAGGCAGTGGTCGGTCTCTGTTAGGGTTGTTAGCCAGGTTCAGGTTACCAATCTCGTCCAACGTCTCCTCATACTTATTAGCACCTTGCAGTAGAGTCTCCTCCACATTCATCGGATCTACTTCAGGAGGACGTTGATCTAGAATTTGCTTAGCCTTTTCGCTCTTAGGGATCCAGGTCGTTGAACGCCGACCACCAAGAACAGCTCTACCTAGTTTAAATGCTGACTCCAGTACACTACCGTAAAGACCGAAGTGCTGACCGTCAACAATGTTCTTACGGCGAACATCATCAGGACCGTCATCACCGGTAATTACATGGCTAGTGGGGAACAAGAAACCAGGAGCATTCTTCCAGTTCTTACGAACCCACGTAGTAAAGTTATCGTCAAAAGAGTTAAGTTTATTAGTATAATCAACATAGGCACCGACGCCTTGGTCGATACCCATTTCTGATAGAAACTTAACAAGGCGTCGTTCACCGATAGGACTCTTCACTCTTGCCTGAGCAAGACCACCTGCTTGCATGGCTTTACGCTTCATTGCAATGAAAGGTAGCAGCAGTGAGGAGAGTTCACGAACAGCTTGGTTAGCCTTGTTTTCATAAGGAGATGCTTTCCTCATGTTAAGACCAGGGATCTTATTGAGTTCGTCCATGACGTAATCATTAAGACCCACACCTGGCGCTGACAAGGTATCCATAACAGTCCCCAGGAATCCACGCTCTTCGTCGGATCCCGGCGGGGGCTGCCTAAAAGGTTTTAGCCAATTAGGTGTCTCATACTCCTGTGGAGCCCCGGAGGGCTTTTCGGAAGCATCAGGTTTAGCTACCTCTAACTCAACATTTGGTTCAGCAGGCGGTTCATCAACTTTCTTTTTGTTTTCGTTGTACGCCTCTATCTCATCTAGAGTAGGGATTGTAGGTTCTTCCATTTAGCTTCCCGCAGGGGTAAGATACTGTTGAATAAATTTAGTATGTTTGCGTGAATCGTTTGCAGGGTCGGCAGTTCGCTCCCACCTACGCATCCACCAGTCAGCAGCCTCTTGAACGCTAGTAAACTTCTGTCGAAGATACTCTTGTCCAGGCTCACCCTTTTCTTCCAAAGCATACTTAAGTTGAGCACGTGGATCATCCCACTGGTCACCCAACGCTTTACGTGCACGCTGCAATCGACCTGCGTGCCATTGGAAGATACCATCGCTAGTACCGTTGTCACCAGGGTTGGAGGTACGAATGCTAGACTCACGAATAGCGTTGATCATCAGACCCAGTGCATGAATTTCAGACAAGCCTAATTCGTTACGAGCATAAGAATATAGACTATCACCATTTTTAAAGCTACTAAACTTTGTTGTATATGTTGACGGACCTGAGATCGTAGACATCACCGGGGGCGGGAAACCATCACGGACATTGCTAGCTGCATTGTAGTTAAACATGCGTCCCTTAATGTTGCAATAGGTACCCTTGTTAATACAGTCGATAATCTTACGATCAGTTGCTGACAAGGACTCTTCCTGCTTACTTAGCTCAACATATGCTTTAGGGTCAAAGCTAGGGTTATATGCCTTCAGTCCGGCAAGAACAATGTCCATGTGTTTTCCTACAATTTTGGTGGGTGAGTTTGAATTAATGCGATCGACTGCCGCGATAATTTTTGGCGGAACGTAACCGTTCCTTTGGTATTCAGAATAGAATTTAAGTAGTTCTTCCTGAGTACCGACAATACCTGGCTTGCTTTGAATAGTAGCAAACAAGCCCATGCGTGGGTTATCAACGTCCTTACCGTGGGCGGCCTCTAAAAGAGGTTTGCTATATTCGTCGAAGTTAATACCGCCGGTTAGCTGTTTCCTTTTAGCTTCATGGAAAGCGTCGAATTGACCATTTTTACCACGATCATAAAGTTTATGACCGCTGCCCATCTTAGTATCTCTTTTCCAAGATTCCTCCAGGTACGTGTACATGTCTTGTGCTGCTAGCAAGTGATTTCCACCGTTTTTTAACAGTGAGCTTGCGTAAACAGCATTACCCCGAGCTTTAAATTCTGAGGCAACAATACCAACACGACCTTTAAGTTCGTCAAAAGCACTTAGTTCTGTATTAGTATCTCCAGCAACAAATAAATTAAATTGCTTAAGAGCGTCTTTCTTTTCAGGACTGTTCATCAACTCATCACGGCGCTTAGCTTGAGCATAGAGAGTCTCTGAACCTCCAGGCGGTATATAAGCACGACCGAATTCAGTCTTAAAGAAACCGTGATCAGTGCCCAACTGTTGCCTAAAGTTCAGCTCTAGAGCCTCATCTAGCAAAGCTTGGGAACGTTTACCGTCCGGAGTGTAAGTCATGATTGCACGAAAAAGTTCGTCAAGCATACCCTCACGGCTCCCCAACGTAGTGCCTTGAATATTTTTATAACCTTGCCTTAATATATTCATGGCACCAGCTTCAGTCAGATTGTCACCTTCAAGCTCAATCGTTTTGATAAGAGCTTGGTTAGCTTCAATGGCAGAACGTTTCTTACTGGATTCAGTGATGGTAAACCTCTGGTTCTTAGCTTTAAGATATGCCATTTGCATGGTTGCAATCTTATCGCCGTAGAAGCCTCTTACCAACTTACCGTCAACTATTACATCCCCAGCAGTTTTACCGTTAGGAAGTACAGCACGTTTTAGTTTGTCAAAGTCATAATCTATACCAGACAGACCAGCTGACTCTGCATCTTTAGTAAGTGCATCCCAGAACTTATCAAAGCCACGATTACCTAAACCATTGGTGGCAGGTTGCATAGCATATTTACGTGCACTGGTATCCAGCACCTGACCTAGGTTAACTTGACCGGTGTTGTCATCGAATGCTACCCTATAAGATGTGATTGCATCTTGAGCGTTAATCTCACCTTGATTGATACTAAACTGTTTGCGATACCTAGTGGCATCCGCATCGTCTGCAGCAACTCTAAAAGTCTGACTAGCGTTAGATATAATCTCAGGTGCAATGTGTGAAAACACAGGATGCTCTAAGAATTTATTATAGAGAACACCTCTAATCTGATCCCTAACAGTAGGATGTAAGTTAGGATTATTGATCTGATAGGTGCCGCTGGGCAGTTTAATGATACCGTCGTTGTTTTGGAACTGATCGTTTTGCCACTGACGGTACAAAGAGTTTTCACCCTTAAACATCCGCTCAGCCATCAGTATCTCAGCTTGACGCCTGCGTTTACCTTTATTAGCTTTAATAATGGTATCCCACATTTCAAGTGGAGCACCCGCCGATTGCAGCTGTTGAGCGTTATTTACAAGATTTGTCTCAATTTGGTTACCAGTTTCGGTAACAGTTCCAGTTTCTATTTTGGTTTGCTCAGCCTGCTCTCGCTGTTTCTGTTCAACTTGATTGATAACAGCTTTTCTGGCTTCAATGTCCAGAAGTTTATCTATTGGTGCTACATACTGCATGTACTTAGGTACAAATGCAGCAAGTTCAGCAGCTTTACCAAGATTCTCTGCTTCATCAGCATAGGACAGTTTCCCAGACTGAGCTAGATTGGTAAAGCTACTTGACATAGCTTGTAAGTGTTGTTGCAGATATGGGTTGGGATCAGGGACTTTAATCGGATCAAAACCTTGGCTTTGAGTAAATCCCTGAAACTGCACATTAAATTGTGGTTGTTGTGCCAACGATACTCTCCCTTAGGATAGTGTGAATTTCATGTTATTGGATGCCTTTCATAAAACCAAGGCCGGTTCCTACAAAGCTATCAACTGCGCCTGCAATCGTAAGTGCAGTGTTCAACCCGCCAGGGGTAGCGCCTTGATAAGTAGTTTGAGCAATCTCAGGCATTGGACCTTGCTCAATACTTCCATAAGCTGCGAGATCTGCTTGATAAGCCTGAGCGCCAATTTTGCCCATGTTACGTCCAAACTGTCTCTTAGCGCTTTGTGCAGACAAGTCCATTTTAACTTCAGCTCTACCGTAAGCGCCTGCTGTAGTTAGAGCTGCAACGCGAGAAGCACTACGACCCATCTGTTCAGTGGCGGCGGCATAGCCTTCAGCTTGCAGTAGCTGCTGATTCAACGCTTCTTTGTTGAAAGAGAACCCCAGCATTTGCTCATTGAAACGAGCTTGTTCAGTCTGCCAGGAAGCGTTAGCAGCGTCCATATTCATTTGCATCTGCTCACGCACTGCCTGAACCTTACGTTCATAAGCACGTTGCCGATACTTATTCATCATCGCAGTCTTCTGCTGCGACATAATGTTTTGATAAGCGATGCCAGCACGCTTGGCTGCTGCGGCGTCTTGCTTAGCATTACTTCCAAACATAGAAGAGATGCCGCTAACGCCGCCCATAATAGCGGCTACGCCCCAAGGTCCTATTGCCATAGTGATACCATTTCGACGAGATAAGTGTTAGTCAGGGTACTAGGAAACACCCTTAATATTTTAAATCCAAAAAACTTTGCCATCTTAATGGCTTGAGTGTACTCAATACCAGTATGGTTCCAAAGATAGTCTGGTCTTTGTTGTTTAAACCAGCGTTTAGCCCATTTCATAAAAGCTACTGGATGCTCCTCCATGCCTCTGCACATGTGCATCCAGAAACAATCAGATTCAAATCCAACAAGAGCTGCTGGTTTGTCTTCAGTTGAAATAAGGTAAGCCCTGCTATTTTCCATATCCATAGCAAGGCTTAACACTGGGTTGAGTTTACATCGAAGTAAATCCTCTAAACTATTGTCTAGAAGATTATCTAGAACAACAGGTATATCATCAATAGTAGCAGGTCGAACTGTAAAACTAGGGGTGGAAGCAGTCATTAGACTCTACTGTAGAATCGGGTGTTGTAGTTACCTTCCCATGACATACTGTTAAGACTAACAGGGAAAGCTGTATCACCTTTGATAGTGATTTTAGTATTTACATTACGTTGGAACACTGGTACCACATGTTCAGAAGATGCAGACAAGTTCACGCTACCTAGGTTATAACTCCCCGGTAAGGTAACACTTACTACGTTGTCCCAATCATCTTTACCAGTAATATCGACATTATAAGTCACAGGACCACTCAGACCCGTATTTACCTTGATACGGTGAATAATAAGATCTGCAGTAGCGTCTGTAACGTGCTGCCTGTTTTCGGTTTTACCGAAGTAGAACTTAGGCAGTTGAATAGTCATGTCATAGAGGTAACCGAAGATAAGGTTACGTCCACGGTAGTCACCATCAATCTCAGCGTAATGATCGTGACCAGATGTACCCATAGTGACACTAGCACCAGTTAGAACAGCACCAATAGAATCAGCAGCAGCAACAGTAGTACCAACGTAACCTCCAAGAATAACGACACATGGGCTTTCACCAGTGATGTGATTATAAGGCAGTATAATACGTGTCTTACCAGTTACGCTATCGTAGGTACGTTCAGGGTTAATACTGAACATATCCATACATACGTCTGTCTTCTCACCAGTGGTGAGGGTCAAGAAACCTTGTTCACTAGCCTGAGTCAAGTCAAAGGACTGGATAAAAACATTGGTATCATCGTGAGTAACAGCATAGAATGTAGTTTCATCGAAGAACTGCTCTAGCAGTTTACCAGTCAGTTCCCACTTATACCAAGTAGACGCTAGTCTCTCATCTTTGTTTTGGTAGTACCTGAACTGATACAGCTCTTTGCTACCCTGCTGACCAAACGAAAGAAGGGACAGCGCAGGCGATGCGATAAAACTGTCCACAGTTGATGGAATAAGTTCGGATACGTTATCAGTCAGCTCATTGGGAGCAGCTGGTGCTTCTTTGCGAATGTTACTTAGCTCGTAAACACGTGTCCAAAGAATTGTCTTAGATACAAAACTAAGGCTAGTACCTAGTGATACACATGCAATGTCTTTATCACACTCGAAGTTAGACAAAGTGTTGACTTTAGCAGTGGTAGGGCTGAGGATGTCAGCGTCAGTAGACAGCAAGAACTGTTCATTCTGACCGAACAACACAAGACCCACACTAACAGTCTGCACATAAGCCAAGTTAACAGGCTGTTGTGACGTAGCACTAAGGTCAATAGGATCATCAGCAGCAACTAGCTGCGCAGAACCTGCAAAGAAATTAAAGTAATCCCCAGATTTACTGAGAATTACGTTTTCATTAGACAGGAATCCTAGCCGGTTACGGTAGAAGAACAGGTTGTTGATCTTCTGACCGATAAAACTGGGAATAGGGTTTGTTGTATCATCCCCTACTAACCGGTCAGTCCAGTTAACAGGTTCGTACACAAAGGCTCCACTGGTTTGACGAATCAGTTGATGAGGCATAGTTAGCTCATCTATCTCAAAATTCAAACCAGGAGCTACTGTTTCTTCCCACACGCCAGGACCAGTGGCAGCGTTGTCTTGTGTGTTAAACTTGACCCACATGTCATCGGCGTCTACAATATCGCTGTTGTAAACTTTGACTACATAACCATTCTTACATTGGTTAGGAAGACGACCAGTAACATTGATTTCATTTTGGAAGACGTACAAACCTTCTTCGGTCTGCGAACCAGTAGTAGACACAGTAAAAGCACTAGTTCCCACAAGTGAGATACCAGGACCAACAGCAGTAGCTGTGACACCGTGAGTACCAGTGGCACCGTTAATAGCGCTTACCAGTTCAGTAACAATTTTGTTAGCGTCAACTACATGACTAGACGTGTTCTGTGGTGTTGAGTAAGAGTATTCCGTACCATTAATTAGAACAGCATACTTAGCGTTATATGCGACAACACTGATAACAACAAATGCCTGGTTAGGTAAAGCTGCGGACGTGGTGGCTTTCATAGCCGTTGTCTTAGCTTTATTCAAGACGAAGGTATAATCGTTAATAGTCAGCAGCTCAATGTCATCTGCATTAGCACCATAAAGATACTCGGTGTTCGGCAGAGTTGTAATATTGCACGCAGTTTGTGCAGTATCATATGTTGTTTCTGCTGTTCCCTCAGCAGTCTGAGCAGAGTTATAATCAGTCTGAGCTGTATTCAGGTTGGTTGTAGCCGTTGTCAGCTGTGCAGCAGTATGGGTAGCAGCGGCTGTAAACCTAATTTCATAGATTTTCAGTCCCTTCTGTTTGAGAATAGGGTATTCATCTGTACGCTCATCACCAATAGCATAGCCCGCTGCAAAGGTAGTATTTGTATACTGACCTATTACTGTGCCATTGTTAGTGACGATATACTTAGAACCATCGTAGGTTACACCAGACTTTACTGTTTGATTATAATCTCCAGTATAAGTAGTGATAACTTCAAACAAAGAAGTTTGGACACCAGTCTGACCGTCGTTAGTTTCGGCAAACGTAGCTCCGAATTGATTTAAATCTTCTAGTTCAGCTGCGGTAGTGTTTAGAGCAGTTTGATATGCTGTTAAAGCATTGCCTGAAGTAGTATAGTTACAACCACTAGGCACACCTTTTGTACCAGGGTTGCCCATGTCTACTACTCTGGGTTGTCCGTCAAGCAGACTCCAGATACGAAACATATTGCCATCATATTGTGCAACATATTTCTCACCACCATCCCGAAGGATTGAAAACCACTTACCGGAAGTAGTAGCATTTTTTAGATTAGCTACGTGCTTACCGCCAGGACGCTTCAGCATTCCCAAAGCGTAGTCAGGGAAAACGTTGTTAGCGTCTACCACCTGACCAGGAAATTTCAAGTTGTCGGGTTGTTGAGAAATGCCAAGCAGAAGGGTTGGGATCCTTTGGGTCAGTGTACTCATCGTCTGTTCAGTGCGTGGTACGGTTGATAATTATTGTAGAAGTTTTCACCATCACGCCAACCGAAGATGCTGTAATCAGCTTGATTACAATCATACTCCATAGCAGCAGCTCGGGTTTGAAGCTCCTGCTCTTGTAGAAGTTGGAAGAGAGTGGTGTCGCCTACCATTTTGTTAGAGGCAAGACGGGCGGCTCGGGCAGTAATATAAAGTTGAATAGCAGGAGGGACATCCTCAAACGTAAACAACCACGTTACATCAGCTTTGATAGACTCTTCCCATTCGTAAGTGTGATCTAGTTTATCGTAAAACTTACCATTCCGACGAACCGGTTGATACTTATCTTGATAGGTATCTGTATTAGTATCTAACTGGAGAACATTAGTAGGGTATGCGATCTCTTTAGTCGCTGCATCAGGGGTGAATTCATACCCACGCTCAACGTTAAAGTTCCAACCTTCAGCTTGAACTTGTTTGTTTACTTCGCGGAGAGTGGTAAGAACAATAGCAACTTCAGGATTCTGAAGGTCGAGCGTGGTGACAGGAGCCTGTCCCACGGAGCTTAATATTTGATTAACAGCATCCAGTTCTGTGGACGCAGCATAAGTGGCAGGCATAGTTCAAAATAAAAAAAAGGAGCCCCCGAAAGGGCTCCCGTTGAACAAATAAATTGTAGCTTATCAGCCGCCGTAACCAGCGTTGTTGGTAGCAGACTGAACAGTACCGAACTGGCCAGGAGCAGTAGCGTTGGCAGAAGTACCAGCATACAGCTCAACACAGGCAGCAGGGTTCAGGTAGTCAGCGCCCATGGCGAGACGACCCAGGATCACGTCACCCTGGTAAACCACGGACACGTCGCCCGAGGTAACCTGGACCTGAGGACCAATGGCTTCAACCACACCAGCACCTTCGCGTTGGAAGATGAGACCACAGGAACCCACAGTGGGGTTACCGGAGGTGGTGTTCAGACCAGCGCCAGATGCACCACCGAAGTTGGTGCGGTCGCCGTAGTCGTTGTTGATGCCGGTAACAGAGTTACGTGCATCTTCGATCTCTTCACCAACGAAGTCGCCAGTCCGACCGGGATCGGCAACACCAGCGTCAAGGTCAGTGGTAGCAGTGGTATCATATTTGGTACCATAGTTGCCCAGGAACGGAATGTTCATGGACTTGAAGATCTTGATACCGGCAATCTCAATGATGCCGTTACCACGTTGCAGAGCATCACCCTGCTCGTCACGATTCACCAGACCGTTGGAACCAACAGCTTGGATCAGTTCGTAATACTGACGGGGGTTGAGGACCCCGACTCGTCCGTCGGTGCTGACGCCCTTTTCGTCCATTGCAGCAGCTGCATTGTAGAAAGCGTCAATCAGATCAGCAGAGTTGTAAGCGTCAGCGATAGAGTCGCCAACCTGGATCTGAGTACCGCCGGGCTCTTGGAAACCGCTCTTCATCACAGGGGAGTTAGCGCGGGCACCACGAGTCAGTGCACGGAAGATCAGACGGTCATACTTCTGAGCCAGAGCATAGCCGATCTTACGGGAGATCTCACTACGCAGATCGTAATGAGACAGAACTTCATCGAGTTCGTACAAGAAAGCCGAGCTGATCAGAAGGTCATCACAGGTGATGGTCTTCTCAGCCACCGGGGGAGCACTCTGGTCATTACCAAGAATAGCCCTACCGGGGGTATGGAACTCAGCTTGAGTGTGTCCAGTGTAGATGAACTGGAGACTCTTACCACCCTTGAGGGTGCGCTTCATCACAAGGTCACGAGCGATCGCATTGTGCTGGAAGCCTTTGAACATCTCACCGCTAAAAAGCTTGAGATACAGGGCGCGGGAATCTGCCGCACCGTTAAGAGAGCCTGGACGCGTCAGTGCAGACTGAAGCAGACCAGAGCCAGCTTGTTGTGCCATTTTTAAAAAAGAGAGAAATTACAAATAGGTTCTCTCCAAAGCTTTGGAAAATTTTTTTCGGTTTTTATTGTGGTCTATCCCACCGTCTAGACGGCGAAGGGTGTCCTCGTAAGGGCCAACGCCAATAAGTAAGGGAGGGTTTGCACCTCCCAATGCCGCTTTAACGGACTACCGTTTTAGTGTAAGAAACGCCGCGATACTTGTAGGTGACTTGATAAGCCATGATAATCTCCAAGTGTTTGACCCCCGTTCCATGATCAAACTTCATGCGTCCCTTGTGAGGGATGAACGGACGGAGATTAGCCTACAGCAGGTGCAGTAAGAGCAACAGGAGTTACGTCTGCAGCAGCGAGGTCTAGCGGAAAGTTGTGCGCATTACGTTCGTGCATGACTTCAAATCCAAGGTTAGCTTGGTTAAGGATGTCAGCCCAAGTACGCACAACACGCCCCTGACTATCCAGTA